TTTCATTTTCTTTATTTGTAGGTTTCTTGTATCTTTCTTTTGGAAAATGTTGATGTCTTGTTCTTTTTCTGGTTCTATTATTAGCACGAACAACTCTACCTAAATGTTGTCTTGTAATATCAAAATCTTTGTATTTATTTTTCATTTCAAATAATAATTCGTCCATAGTAAGTTGTTCGTTTTTGTCTATCATACCTAACGCAGTTTTAACTTGTTCTTTTTTAACTTTATACGATATTGGTTTTCGGTTGCGACGAGTGAGATTTTTATTGTTTTTGTAATTATGAACCCATACTTTTAGGGTAGTTTTCTTACAATTAAAAATTTTACAAACCTTATCCATACTTTCATTATTATTCAAATAATACTGAACAGCAGAAGTTTTATAATCAATTCCCTTATGTTTCATATTATAAAATTAGAAATAACACTTATATTTTGTGCCGTTTTAAATGTGCGAGGGTGTAAAATACCGACTAAAAATTGTGTTTTTAATAAAAAACGAATTCTCTTTATTAAAAATTTTATAGATTTGAACAATATCTTTATACAACCCTTTTTCGGCAAGAAATGTTACTTGTTTAGGTCCTGTATAATAAAAAATTACGATTAATGTTATTATATTTCCCATTTCTAAAATTTGTCTTATGTCACTTGTTGTAAAGAATGGGTTATATACACCTTCGGTGACAAAGTAATGTTTTTTTGTATTGATTAAAATTTTATATATGTATAAAATTTTATATAAACTAAATAATATGCGAATCCCGCTATACGGAGCATTTTATTAATTACTATAAGCTACCCCAGCCATACCGCTCATAACACGTAGAACGTTGTAATTAACGGCATAGACTCTGACCTTAGCAGTGTTAACTCCAGAGACAGTTCCAGAAGAAAGGACAAGCTGAAGAACAGCGTTATCGATTCTTGAGAAGTTACATGTACCACTTGGTTGATGCTCTTCTGGTCTCAACGCAAACGAGTAAACATTGATACCAGTATCAGGAGCTCTGGTATGATGTTGGAATGGTTGAACGACGTCAAAGTAAGATCCCTCTCTCTCCGAGAATCTATCTTGTCCGTTAAGTTGGAGTTTAGCGGTGACAACAGGGTTCTCTCCCCAACAATGCATATCGAGGGCAGTTTCAGCAAGGACGAAGGTTCCTGCGTCGGAAAGACCAGCAGTGAAACCACTACCAACTGCGGTAGAGACAGCAACGGAGTTAACATCTCCGAAACTATCTCCACTAACGAATGCGGAAGTTTCATCGGCACCGAAGGCGCGGACAGCATTTGGAAGGGCATCGATGGCGTCAGTATAATTGAAAGGTTGAGCACCAAGGGTCTTGTAAAGAGTTTCACCAGAAACCAATGAGTTACAGTAATCAACATTGGCATCACCTTGAACGACCCAAACAAGTTCCTTACAAGGGTGGTTGAAATTCAACTTGATCTTATTGGAGGAAGAACCAACCGACTCGTCACCAGTGAATTGGAGTTGTTCGAAGAGGTATTCATGAGGATTTTGTGCCATCTTTCTACGCTCATCAGTATCGAGGAAAATGTAATCAACATAGAGGGAGGCAGCAACAAGGGATTGTTGGTAAGCAGAAGAAACTTGCTTTCCACCAGTCAAAGCACTTACTGCCCAGAGACACTCACCGATTGGTCTGAGGTCTAAGTTAATCTTGACCTCGTGGTATTGGAGAGCAATAAGAGGAAGAGCAAGTCCAGGGTTACGGCAAAACCAAAACTGAAGAGGGATATAAAGAGTAGTCTCAGGAAGTGCGTTTCTAGGAGCACAGACCTGGGATGGTCCACCAGCAGCAGCACAAGGTCCATTAACACTAGCGAAAGATGGTTCGGTAATGTAAGTGAGTTGAGTGGTGTTTCCTACCATTTTGTTGTATCCTCTCTGTTGTTCGGAAGAAAGAGTCATTTGATTCCAGATGTGCATCCAATCACCGTATTGTCTATCGATTCTTTGACCTCCGATTTCGACCTCAACTTGAGCGACAAGTTGCTCTCCAATACTGTCCAACCATCTGGCATAGACAGAACCAGAATCAGTGTTTTTCATCTGTTGGTTGATCTCAGGGAGAGTGACTTGAAGGTATGTTCTATAGGCAAGATCTCCGTTTCTGGAGATAGTACATGTAACACGTCTACCGAAATCGGCTTGACCAGAGAAAGTTTGTTCAATAGACTCCATTGCGAAATTAGTGTGACGTCTATAAGAGACCTTCCAGAAAGTAATTTCAGGAGTTCCTGTAAGGAAAACATCCTGGGCACCATAAGCGACAAGTTGCATCAAAGCTCCACCCATTTTAGTATATTATAGAAAAAGAAAATAATTTCAGGATTAATTAATTATAATTCGATTAAAATGTTATAAAATATTATAATAAATGCAAATAATTATAGATTATTATAGATTATATTAATCTTTAATAATTTAAAACGTCCTAAATAACTGGTATTAGACAATTGACTATTATAAATTATATGTTCAATTTCCAATTTGTTATAAGTTTACACAACGCTTGTATGATATCAAAATGATACAAAGCAGTTACAGTATCATATTTTTTTCAATAAACTGTTCTAAATATTCTGGTTGAAAGATCTGTTTTTTTCCTTCATGCTTCTTTGAAAATACAAATGAATCGTTGTGTTTTTTTACACACCATCCATCTTGAATCGCATTATATATAAAATTCATTCTAATTAATAATTTACGTTCCAATTGTATATGTGTAGTATTATTTGAAATATGAGTATCCATTTTTTATATTTATAATACAATATGATTCCATTAAATTATCGCAAATTTACCTTATTTTACAGTAATAATTAATTAACATAATAGTTATTTAGATATTATGTTACCATGTTATAGAAATGAATAACAAAAATGCTCCATTAAAAGTGATGTATACAATTGATATGAAACATTGTTATTTATTGGGTGAATTCAAAAAAGATGAGGAAGAACATATACCCAAGTTATTATCTTTGAAAAAAACATTAATTGAACTAATGCGTAAAACCAATAATAAAAACATAGATGAACGATTAAGATTAAAAGATGAAATCAAAGAAACGGTCGGTCAAATTAAACAACTGAAACAGAAGAAAAAGCAATATTTTTTAGATAATTCAAAACATATTTTCAAATATTTCGAAGACAAACAAACAATTTCAAGTGGTAATGGAAACAAAACTAATAGGAATGTATTAAACACATTCTTCAAAATAAAGGACATATCAGTCAACAATGAGGACAAAGAAATTAAGAGTAACAATATTGCGAAATACTGGAAAAATGTAAATAACGAAATAACAAATATACAAGATTATGTGGTTCCTACCGACTTATGTCATTACTGTTCTAATGGCGAGTTTATACCCCGCGATGAAGAGGGTATTATGATATGCAATAACATAAACTGTGGTAAATTTGTTCATTACGTGTTTGATGGTTCAAAACCTTCCAATAAGGAACCACCAAGTGAACCATCCTATACGGCATATATTAGACTTAATCATTTCAAAGAAATTCTTTCACAATTTCAGGCAAAAGAAACTACGCAAATTCCTGATAAAGTTATCGAGGACATTAGCAAACGTATTAAAAAGGAACGAATTCTGGATATTCGTAAAGAACTGAATTATGATAAAATGCGAGAGATTTTGAGAAAACTCGGTTATAATAAGTATTTCGAACACATTCAGTTCATCAATTCAAAATTTGGAATAATACCGCCTATAATGAACGAACAGTTACACGAAACGCTGTGTTTTCTATTTATTGAAATACAAAAACCATGGGCTGTACATTGTCCGCCTAGTCGTACCAATTTTTTCAATTATACATACACATTGTATCAATTATGCGTACTTCTAGACCAGACGCAATATTTAACATATATACCATTAATGAAAGATAGGGAGAAACAACTTGAACAAGACCAAATTTGGTGCAAAGTGTGTAACGATTTAGACTGGGAATATTACCCGACAGTGTGAACGTTATAAATTCTATATCTAAAATGTATGATAAGACCAACGCATAAATACTAATGTATATTTATATATATATTAAACATGTCTGAGGATGGCTACTCATTATTAATGGCAACAATAAGAAATGATTTAGATGAAGTAATAAGATTATTAAGTTATTACAAAATAGATGTAGATTTTAGTCTTGAAGATAAATTTACAGCACTACATTTTGCAACAGTGAAAGGTAATTTAGCTATTGTGAAACTTTTAATTAAAAATGAGGCTAATGTAAATTCAATAAATAATCAAGGTGATACGGCTTTTACTTTAGCGTCAAAAAATGGTTTTGTGGAAATTGCGAAACTTTTAATTAAAAATGGGGCTGATATAAATTCAATAAATCAAGACGATGAAACGGCGTTTACTTTAGCGTCAAAATATGGTCATGTGAAAATTGTGAAACTTTTAATTGAAAATAGAGCTGAAATAGATGAGACCAACATAGGTCATGCCATTATTGTAGCGGCAGCAACAAATAATTGGACCGAGGTTTATGAATTAACAAAAACAGCATTGGTAGGATTTGAGATTGAATTTGATAATACAATAGGAGAATGTCATAAAAAGTATGAAATGCATACAAATGAAAGAGTAAAAAATCTTTATACTTTCGAAAAATGGGACCCGTCTGACATTTTTGTTAAATTGTCAGACGGGTATTGTTACAGCATTAAAGAAATCCGGAATTTCTATTTATCTTATGTTGAAGAGTCACCTTATAATCGTAAGCCCTATTCTAAAAGGGATAATGAAATAATTGAATTTATTGGAAAATTACTACTTCCAATAGAACCATTCGAACCTGATAGTGAAAAGAATGAAAGAAAAGGTGGATACATTAAAAGAAAAAGACACACACAAAAAACAAACAAAATAAGACACGCATGCGCGAAAAAAAATAAAAACACACACAAAAAAAACACACACAAAAAAAAACACAAAAAAAAACACACAAACACAAACACATAAAAAAACACAAAAAAACATAAAATAAATAAAATAAAATAAATAAAAAATATCTTTTTATTTATTCAGTATTTTGATAGGATAGAGTTATTTATACGTATCAACTATAATTAGTTTTTACAAATAACTCCCATTATCTAAAGATCTATAATCCGCGTGGGAAGCCAACAAGGTTTGCACCTATACCGAAACCGGCACCACCTCTTGCCGAAGACGCCATTGAAGGAACAAATACATCTAGAACAGAGAATGTAGCAGCAGCTGTGAGGGCAATAATAACAACCTCTTCAATGTTGAGTGACTTCTTTGGAATCGCATAAGCAGCGATAGCCACCATTATACCTTCGACAATATACTTGATTGCTCTCTTGACTAGTTCGCTAAAATCAAATCCGTACATTATATTATATTATATGTAAATAAAATAAAAAAAACTTAAATTGAATTAGTTTTGTTTAAATGTAGTTAATACAGGTTAAGTTATATTATACTAAATTATGCTAAACCAACAATATATTAAATAATTATTATTTGATTATAGAATAAAATATTACTTAAAAACTTGGATTACTAAACTATATATATATGTCAGGTTTCGAAAGTAAGAATTTAAATGATGGTACACCTAACCCTAAATATATTGATTTATGTGATGAAGACCCGTTAATTTCAGGTCAAAAATTTGCTTGTATTTCATTTGTATCACCAGAAAAAATCATCAAACAGCGAGAACTTTTCATCTTTGAAAAGTTTATTTCGGAGTGGGATTTTACTAAATCTATGACGAAAATGAGTGATTTCGTAAATTTCATTTCTTACAAATATAACCTAAAGGTCAATGATACGATGGCAGATTTCAAAGAATTTGTAAAGGAGGAACACGATAAATTACGTAACACGTCGTTGGACGATGATTGGAAGACATTTATGGACAAGAATGAAACATCATTGAATGAAGAATTCAATAGAAAACACGAATTCCAAACTTCGGTAAGGGGTCTTAAAATACGCGGAGTGTTTAATACCCAAGAGGAAGCAGAAGTTAGATGTAAGAAGGTACGCGATTTTGACCCTCATCACGACATTTTCGTAGGTCCTGTTGGTATGTGGATGCCATGGGACCCAGATGCGTATAAGACAGGGCGCATTGAGTTTATGGAAGATGAACTTAATAAGTTACATAATGAGAAAATAGCAAATGAATCAAGAGCAAAAGAAGAGTTCGCTAAACGCGTAAATGATTCTAAACGGGCAGCAATTGAAGACAATATCAAAAAAGCAACTAAAAGTGGGAATGTTCTAACACAGAGATTAGATGAAGAAGGTAATCTCGTCGGTGTTTCCGAAACCGTTAATTTTGACCAACGCGAATCTGTAGACCCTACCAGCGCAAGTATCCGTAATGAATTGATGCGTGACAGAATTGATATGCCATAGTATACCAATACGCAAGATCATCTCTAAAAAAACATAAAACACATTGTATTTCCTATACACGTTTGAGTAATTTCGAATAGTATTATTATGTTTTATGTTTTTTACCAATTGTTTTTTTTTACTATTATGTTACCACTTTTTTTCTTTTTATCTTTATTTGGGTCATATGCCTCTTCTTCGTCGTCTGAGTTCATACCTTCTGAAAGATCCCAGAATTCCTTAGACCCTAGTCTGAATTTTGGGTGGTTCTCTGCCTTGTACCAAAATATCTGGTCAGTTAATTTATTCGATTTGGAGTTATTATTAATCACCAAACATTCGAAATTTTCCGTACAGTTATCCATAACTGAACAAAATGACTCTAATGTAGGAAACATACTAGCATAATTCTCCCATATACGTTTACGGTTTGTCAAGTAAGGTTCTCTTAGAATGAAAACATAGTCTATATTTGTTCTTAGATTTGGTGGAATTCCTAAAGGATATTGCATTGTAATAATTAACATAACTTTCCAGTGACGTCCATTCATGAATAATAAACGCATCATTTTATCACGTGTCCACGATTGGTCGTATAAACAGTCGTCCATAATTACAAATGTTCTTGGGTCTATCGATGTTCTGTTGTATGTTTCTATTTCTCTTTTAACTTGCTTTAATACTGTCTTTTGTCTTCTTAATATATTTTCAATCAATGCTGTATTGTATTCGTCGTGGATAAACAATCTAGGCACATGATCTTTATAAAATCCATTACCCGCTTCTGTTCCTGATATTACTGTACCTATTGGTATATCCTGGTGATAATATAAGAGGTCTCTTACGAGAAATGATTTACCAGTATCACGTCTTCCGATTAATACTACGACTGGACCTTTGTTTTCGTTTGTCTTAAATGTAATATCTCGCATGTTAAATTTTTTTAATTCTAAAGTCATCAATGATATATTTTAGAAAAATAAATATATTTATTCTTATAAACGAAATAAACGTTTATTCGGCAATAATATAATATTATTAAACTTATATGTCTGTCTTTGATAAAGATACCTTTATAGCATACAGAACAGTTCCTTCTATTGATACGGTGATACTTAAGGAAAAATTTAACGGTAGCGTTGAAGACATTAACAATAAGTATAACCCATTTCATGTAACCAGCATACAGAATTATCAACCGATTCATTCATTTTTTTTTAATATGAATGAAGGAAATTATAATTCCTTTCAATTAAATCACGTTTATCATTTTAAAGATTTTGATAACGTTATTGATCCATCGGGCGATATCATCTCGCGTAAAACATTCATCAAATATTCTCCATTAACAGACCCTGTACGTTATTTACTTGGTAAGCTGAATAAAAATAAATATGATATGATTAATTTGCCTAAACTTAATGATACGTCGTCAAATTATACAAATGTTGATAACGCATCTTATATTGACGGATTCTTCTCTTTTTTATGTAGTCATACCCTCCATAAACATAATTTTATTAATTCAATTGATTACCACGGTTCATTTTTAGCAGTACAAGATAAGTTTAAATTTAATATTACAGATGATTATGAATATTTGAACGATTCCAAACATTTTATTAGTAATATGGATGTTCTTTACAGCATTTCTAAAGATAATATATGTGATTTAAATTCATTTGATACTAGAAGCAAACGTATTAAGTTAGATATATTAGAAACATTAACAGATATCATTATTTCTGTAGATGATACAGAGAGTATTATAGTAGATTCTTCCAGTGCTATTGTGAATAACGATATATCATTGGAAGAGGTTTATATAAAACTTGATAGTGAACGTCGTGAAGATGATGATAACAAAAGTGACGATAGTGAAAGTCACGATAGTGAAAGCGATGATAGTGAAAGTGAAGACGATGAAATCGAAGACGATGATAGTGAAAGTGAAGACGATGAAATCGAAGATGATGAAATTAAAGACGATGAAAGTGACGACGATGAAAGTGATGACGATGAAAGTGATGACGATGATATGTATGCTTATATCAATAATTTCCCGGTTCAAATGATATGTCTCGAACAATGTGATGGCACCCTTGATAGTTTACTTGAGAAGGATTTAATAGACGAACAAAATGGTTGCTCAGCATTAATGCAAGTGCTATTATCTTTACTAACATATCAAAAAATGTTCAACTTTACGCATAATGACCTACATACAAATAATATTATGTATACTACTACAAAACGGGAATTTTTATATTACAAGGTCGATAACCATTATTATAAGGTTCCGACATATGGAAAAATTTTCAAGATTATTGATTTTGGAAGGAGTATATACAAATTCAAGGGACAATTATTTTGTAGTGATAGTTTCTATCCAGGTGGTGATGCTGCTACTCAGTATAATTTTGGTCCCTTTTATAACAAATCGCGACCACGGATTGACCCCAATAACAGTTTCGATTTGTGTCGATTAGGTACATCTATTTATGATTTTATAATTGGTGATGAATCAATAAATGAAATGAATGAACTGCAAAAAACAATTTACAGATGGTGCTTAGATGATAATGCGAAAAATATATTATATAAAAAAAACGGTGAAGAACGTTTTCCGGAATTTAGACTTTATAAAATGATTGCGAGAACAGTCCATGAACACACACCAGATAATCAATTGGGATTTCCTTTTTTTAGTAAGTATAAAGTAGATATGATAGATAATAACGAATACGTAATAGATATTGACAAGATGCCTTCATACATACATTAGTTTTACATAATACACAAAATTAGAGTATATTATGTAATAATATCTAGAAACCTGGTTCATCTACAAATGCCTGTGCCGAAGAAGAACCTACACATTCACCTCCACCAAGCAGTTCAGCCATCGGTCCTGACATATTGAAAAACGCAAACAATACAAGGAAAGTACAGCCAGTGACAATAAGTGTATCCCGAACAATGTTTTTCATTGGTTCTTGTTTTTTATTTATATATTTAGATTCTGCTATTTTTGTAGTGAAATACAATAAACCTATTATCACGGCTAAAAATAAAGGTTTCTCCATTATAATATAACTTGTAATAATTTAAAAGTTATATTAACGCATATTTCAATCAAGTATTTCTACCACATCATCTAAACTTACTAGTTCATCTGGTGTTGAACCATATTTACCTATATTCACAACGTCCATTTCGCCTAAATTTATATTATCTGTGTGTATTTTTATTTTATCGTCTATATCATCTTCCTCTTCTAACTTTCGTTGAATAGATCGTTCATAACTAATCTCTTTTAATCTCTCGACCGTTTTTGGGGCATTCACGTCGCTTACCTTTCCTGTATCAATATCCATTATACTGTCATAGTCATTGAACGTTAATTTTGTAACAATTGGGTCTTCGTTAATATTTTGTATAGTAGGAACTTGTGGTGGAGGAGTTTCATCGTCCAGTACTATGGCGTTCTTATTTACATCTTTGTCTTCCTCTTTAATTTCATCATCTACGTCTTCTATTATTACCTCTTCCTCTTGCTCAACACCTTCATCCATATATGCCTTTATAATTTCTTCAGTTGGAATGCTTTCACGTATAGTTTTCATAATACATTCTTGTACGATACATTCTAATTCGCGGTTATTCCGTTGGACTGTTAATGCTGATATATTACGCTCAAATAAATAAACATTCTTATAACACGCACGAGCGACATGAATATACAATTTATGTAAAAATGTGTCTATATTTGGTATTGATACATCTATTTTTTTCTGTTTATTACCAACACGAATGCAAGTGAGAATCTTCATTTGTATGATGTGGACACAGGTGATTAAATCTTCTAAATAACCACAACCACTCCTATCGACTATGCGTTTACGTTCTTGTTCTACTGTAACTGTATTCCATTTGGGAATTGCGGATAACATATTTTGAAACGTCATCAAGTATTTTCCAGGTTCTTCAGTATCTAAACATATTTTCCATGCTTCATTAAAAATAGATTGAATTCCTTCTATAACCAATGGCGTAAATATAGAAACTAATCTACCACACCATTCATTTCGTGACTCGTTCAAATTTGATACTTCGAAATCGTCCATTATATTACACAATGTATATTTTTATTCTTATATAAACGTATAAGATTAATGCTTCCTTAATATATAAATAATATAGACCATTGGATATTTGGAGTAGTCTATATAAATTTTATTTTACGAATATCTTCTATATCACGATTAAATATATAAGTCAAAATGCTAAATAATAAAAGTTTTTCGGATCTTAATTCTGATTTGATTTTAGAATAGTATACTTCAATATAATTCCGTTTTAATTGCGTTATAGAGTTATCATTTTTTATAGAATTTAGTATATCCATACACGAGTAGCCATTGTCGTAAATATTTTCGCAAAAATTCAATATTTGGGCATTTGATAAGTTATTATTTAGTTTGTCTTGTTTTATTTGTTCAATTGTCTCGCAAATAAACGACTCTTTTATTTTTTGTAATATTTCGTTATTTACTATTTTATCCAATGCCAATTGATGTAGATTTATAAATTTGTTATTCTCGTAATGTTCGGGAACGTATATTTCACAAAAACGAGATAATATTGGGTTTAATAAATTGTGTTTGTTCTCTACTATCATGAAAAAACGCGTTGTATAAGAAAATAATTCTATACATCGCCTCAGTGCTGACTGTGCGTCATTTGTAAGAAAATCCGCATTTAATAATATTATTGTTTTAAAGTTTATATTTATATTAGTTTCTAGATTCGCCTTTGCAAAAAACTTCAATTCTTCTCTTATAAATTTAATTCCTTTTCCATGAGAACAGTTCACAAACATTACATTGTTTTTTATCATGTTTCGGTCGTGGTTGTATATTTTATCTATAAAGTCGGTCACTATACGTTTTTTACCAGTACCAGACCCCCCATGAAATATAATATTCGGAATTTGGTTATTTTTATAATACCCATCTAATTGTTTGTATATATTTTTATGAACGTCCATTATTATTGTATCACACATTGGTGTATGTATATAAATAGATTTATATACATATTATTTTATATATTCAAAAGTGTAAATATATTTTTATTTATTCTAATAATAAATAACCATAACTATTGTATTCAAAACTTAGAGGATAATTTTCTTCTCATGCCCTACACGTAGTGTAGCCTTTAACATAATATCAAAACCTGCCTTTTTGATATTCTTACAGAACGCAACGTCTTCACTCATAATATCGTTTAGTATAATCCCATTTTCTCCCTCTATTACTGTAGGCACGCTGTCAAAATAAGGGTACTTCATCGCATCAAGAACCTCCTTGCGCATTCCAAAGAATCCCATACCTGCGTACGAAACCTTCTTAAAATTCTCACCTTCGTTCTCTTTTTTCCAATTCTCTAGACTATCTACGCTCATAAACTCGAATGACCCATTCTTCTTAAAGAATTCTGTATCCCAATGCTCAACTACTGGATAATGTGTAAGATTCGACATTCTGTAACACCCAGCAACAACGGGATGTGTTTCCAGAGAATCCAGAAGATCAATCACATGTACTGGTGAAAACACTTGGTCGCTATCAATGGTAATCCAATAATCGAATTCTTCTCCTGAGAAGACTTTTTGTTCTGAACCACGTAACACATTAAGTCCGAGCGTTTGCATGCGTGCGAATGGAACATAATTGCTTACTCCAGGTGAAATAACCAAGTTATATTTATTACTGTTCAGTAATGCGTTCATAGTCGACAGCAAAGATATTAAAAATGCTGAAGAAAAATTGTCTCCAGGTAAACCGAGAACAATTCTCTTTTTCTCTACACTTGTTAGGGGAGCGACTGTATCTACATCATTGGTTTTTTCGACAACACTTATATCCATAATATTATAGTATGATAGTTATTCTTTAATATAATTTATTTTTATTATAATTTATCAGTCCATCTTTTGTATAATTAATTGTTTAGTGAAGCGGAATCTTTCGTGATATATCGTCCTGCGTTTCATATTACATTCTAAACACGCAATTGTTATATTATTCTTATTATGTCCGTATTTATTATTCATCCTCTCTACAGACCATTGCTTAGGTTCTCTCACTGACTTATATAACACGTACACACATTTAATGCAATAATAACATTTTAATTCATTTTCTATTAATGTTTCTTTCACGAAATCTATATCAATAAAATCGTCTTCTGAATATTTATTTTTTTTTTGGTCCTGACTTTTATATCCGGATATCTTTCGTTTTATCTCACAACACATTAAATTATATACATTATTTGAAATGTCTGCTTCTTTCATTGTCGCTAATTGTAATTCTGAATTATAATCACTTTCACATACCGTCCATTTTTTATCTCTTGTTACAACACGGTCTTTTTTATCTTTCTGTGTTTTTACTTCTTTTTTGTTATCGTCAATTGATATTTTTATGTTTCTAACATTATAACAATTTTCTTCCATTTTATACTAGCGTATATAATAAATTAAAACGACAAACTTATACAGTTTTGATGAATATATTATTGTGTCACCTAATAATGGTTTATACATTTTGAAAAAAGGAGATAAACACTTATTGTTGTTATATATATAAAGATAAACCTCTTAATTATGTTTTCAACTGTTGAAAAAACAAACACCGTTCTCGAGAAACCACTTGAAGATGCAGACATTGTTCCAAAAAATATTGTTCAAAGTGGGGGAAATTATTATTCTATGTATAATGAGAAATCGTCAAATAATCAATACAATGATATGAATCCTTCAAATATAGACAAACTTCTTGAAAGTGAAAAATCACATAACACTACTGATGCTTGGAATAAACTAGATAATATTTCAAAAAAACAAATACTACAGGCATATGCCGAAACGTGTGGGGTCGATATGAAATTATCAGGTAAAGAAATCGAAAAACTTAAGTCGTTTTTTAATGACGTTATACAAAAGAATAAACTAAAAAAAACCAAAGACGTGCTATATAATAAAGATACCAGAATTGTTTCGAATATACCATCGCTATTTTTCAATACAATAAATCGTTCGTTTTCCTTACGAAATATCGAGAAACGCGTATCATCGCTTAAATCGGTAACACCGAAGCGAATTTCGAATAAAAACAAACCAGTTGTCGATAAAATTGAATAATACTATTATTACATGTAAATATATTAAACGAACGTTATATTTACATATACACCTATGACAACTATAAATAAAAATATTGATATGTCAATTATAGATACTGATACCGATGTAGAACTAGATACCGATGTAGAACCAGATACCGTTGTAGATGCAGAATTATCGATTGATGATACCGATACTGATACTGATACTTCAAATAGCGACAGTTCAACATGTCTGGAATTGTCGGATGAAGATTTAACAGATATCGAAGATACTGTACATTTGCTGTTGTGTGAATATATAACCGATAACCCACTACTTTATTCTAAAAAACATTTTATCGAGACACTTGAATGTGACATTATGGATGGTGTGATAAGTATTCTCACAGATAATCATAGTGTTATGGGAGATTATAACAGCATTGTTGATGCGGTTAAATGTGCGTTTACCACGTTTTTCTTATACAATAAATATAATATTATACCTCGTTCACAAAATAACACAAGCGTCACGTCATCAATGGGAAAAACCTATATCGATACGCAGATCAAACATCTATTAAAATTACCACAACCAGAACAAAAATCGCAGGAATGGTATAAATATAGACATGGGTTGATTACTGCCAGTAGCATATATAAGGTGTTTGCGTCCCAATCACAAATTAATAGTCTTATATATGAAAAATGCAAACCCTTTGTAGAGAGAGAAATTACTAATAATAACTGGGGTTCTGTATCCTCACTCCAGTGGGGTGTCTTATATGAACCTGTGTCTGTCTTATTATATGAGTATTTAAACTCTACAAATATAAGTGATTTTGGATGTATTCAACACGAGAAATATAACTATATTGGTGCATCACCCGATGGTATCAATACTAATCCCAATAGTAAATTATATGGGAGAATGATCGAAATCAAAAATATTGTCAATAGAGATATTACTGGAATTCCAAAAGAAGAATACTGGGTACAAACACAAATTCAAATGGAAACTTGCGGTTTGGATGAATGCGATTTTATAGAGACAAGATTCAATGAATATGATGATGTTGATAACTTTTACACAGATATCACAAAACAGCGTGGCATAATTCTATGTTTTGTTGAAAATTGTAATTCTAACTCATCGCCTGTATATGTGTATAGTAAAATGGATTTAACAATTGAATCTGATATTGTAAATAAATGGATTGAATACGAGAAAGAATTGAAATCTGATAAGTTCACATTATTAAAGTCACGTTATTGGTATTTGGACGAATATTCTTGTGTTTTAATAAAACGTAATGCGATTTGGTTTAATGCAGCTCTACCGATGATAAAAAGTGTTTGGGATACTATAGTTAAGGAACGGGAATACGGATATGAACATAGAGCACCTAAGAAAAAGAATAATAAACAATGTTTATTCGTATCGATGGATAACAATGACGTAACTACAACCAGAACTATAAATATTATTCCACCGAAAACGAATTTATCGATTGTCAAAATTTAATTTATTACACTATATAGTCTACCATACACTATATCGTATATATACAGTCTATCAATGACCTTTTTTTAAATGAGAAAATGCGTAAAATGATATAGAAGTTTTGTTATCTATATATTTACATACCGTATATTAATGCTTTCTAATAATAATGTTGAGAGAGAAATGTTCGTCATTAAAAGAAATGGGCAGCGTAAAGTAGTTGAATTTGATAAGATTCTACGTCGTATCAAAGTCCTTGGAACACAAGCAGGTCTTACTATGAATTATACTTCTCTTACCATGAAGGTGATAGACCAATTGTTCGACGGTATTTCTACTACGCAAATTGACGAACTTAGTGCTGAACAGTGTGCATCTCTTTCGTCAATACATCCAGATTATAATACTTTAGCTGGACATATCGTGATTTCGAACCATCAGAAAAATTCTGACTCAGCTTTCACCGAAGTTGTTTCGAAACTATATAAGTTTATTGACAAGAATGGTATCCACTCACCACTTATCTGCGAAAAGTTATATCAGCTCACACTTACACACGGAAATTTACTGAACGATATGTGCGTTCACTCGCGCGATTATTTAATAGATTATTTCGGTTTTAAGACACTTGAACGAGCATATCTTATGAAGATTGACGGTAAAGTAATAGAACGACCTCAACATTTATGGTTAAGAACTGCGTGTGGTATTCACGGTGACGACATTGCGTCTATTAGACAAACATATGACCTTATGTCTCAAAAGTATTTTACCCACGCAACGCCCACTCTTTTCAATGCTGGGACACCTAACCCTCAACTCAGTTCCTGTTTTTTACAGGCAATGGAATCCGACAGCATAGAGGGAATATACAATACTCTCAAAGATTGTGCTCTTATTTCAAAGTGGGCAGGAGGCATTGGACTACATATTCATAATGTTCGAGCGTCGGGTAGTCATATTAGAGGAACGAATGGTAGTTCGAATGGTATTGTTCCTATGTTGCGTGTTTTCAATAACACTGCTAGATATGTTGACCAATGTCTAGATAAAGAAACCATCATTTACACAACTGACGGTCCGAAGCAAATACAAGAATGTTCTTCTCAAGAAACAACTATATTCAATCTGAATGGCGATACTGAAACCATACAACAGGTTTTGGAACACGATTATGACGGTCCTTTGCTCGACATTCAAACCACACATTCACTGTTTAATATGAAAGTTACACCACAACATCCTATATACGTTTTGAGGGAACAACAAAGAGGCGTTGACCATAGTCTTATTCGAAACCGCATTGATAAAGGACTGGTTCAATGTCTTTGGATAGATGCAGGCGAATTGACAACCAACGATATGGTTGTTTATTCTATTCCAAAACACGACAAGGATTGCTCTACTATTTCGAGTGACGATTGTTACATGTATGGTATTCTCCTATGCGATGATAGTTTCGATACTAATAACTTCAGCGTTTGCACTGACAATAAGTCACATATTGGTGAATGGGTGAAACAGTATTTAGATTCCAAATATGTTTCCTATAAAATTACTGTGGACAATACTACTACTAGAATCCTCTGGAATCACAGTACTATGTTACCTTTCACACAAAGTGATTTTTATGATAAGCAAAAACAAAAGCACATTTCATCTAAGTGGTTAAACTTACCACTTATTAAAAGTAAATTTATTCTAAAAGGACTTGTAAATATTCACGATTATAATTCAAACATTGAAATATCATTCAATGCCACGTCACTTAATTTAATAGAATCCGTACGATTTATTTGTTTGAAAATGGGTTCTCTTACCAGTGGTTTTATTAGTAATGAAAACAATATGCGCCCGCATTGTCTTTTTATTCCAAAGACTGAAGACATTTGTAGTTTATTAAATATTGAATACCACGATACTACCTTATTCACATTTTTTAAGCATAATAATCTTCTTTTTAGTCGAATCGAAAATATCACACAAACCCATTACAAAGGTCTATTGTACGACCTTCAAATGAAGGATGAACACAATTACCTCATTCATAACGGGTTAGTTCACAATGGCGGTGGACGTAGGAACGGTAGTTTCGCAATTTATTTGGAACCTTGGCACGCGGATATCGAAATGTTTCTTCAAATGCGTAAGAACACAGGAGATGAGGAATTGAAAGCACGTGACCTTTTCTATGCTATATGGGTTCCTGATCTTTTTATGGAAAGAATAAAGGCAGATGGTGATTGGACACTTATGTGCCCAGATGAATGTCCAGGTTTAGCTGATGTATATGGCGAAAAATTCAAGGCACTATACACTAAATATGAGATAGAAGGGAAAGGTCGTAAAACAGTTAAAGCACGTGATATTTGGTATCAGGTTCTCGATGCACAAATGGAAACAGGCACTCCGTATATTCTTTACAAGGATGCGTGTAATGAAAAATCAAACCAGAAAAATGTAGGTACTATCAAATCCAGTAATCTATGTACTGAGATTATCGAGTATTCTGATAAAGATGAAACTGCTGTATGTAATCTTGCTAGTATTGCTCTTCCTACGTTTGTGACTAACGGAATTATGGATTATAACAAATTACATAATGTCACTAAGGTAGTAACACATAATCTAAATCGTGTGATTGACGTCAATTATTACCCTACTGAGAAAACGCGAAAAAGTAATATGCGACACCGACCAGTCGGTATTGGAGTACAAGGTCTTGCTGACGTTTTCATGATGATGAACATTGCGTTTGATTCAGTTGAAGCTGCTAAAGTAAATCGTGATATTTTCGAGACTATTTATCACGGGGCAATTGAGAAATCATGCGAACTTGCTGTATTAGAAGGTAAATACGAGACATTTGATGGTTCGCCTGCGAGTAATGGGATTTTACAATTTGATATGTGGAATATTAATCCTGGGAATGAACGATATGATTGGGACTCTTTAAAGAAAACTGTTATGACAAATGGACTTCGTAATTCGCTCCTACTCGCACCAATGCCAACCGCATCAACTTCACAAATTTTAGGATATAATGAGTGTATTGAACCTTTCACTAGTAATATATATAATAGACGCACTTTAGCGGGCGAATTCATGCTTACAAATAAGTATCTTGTTAAAGACCTACTTGATTTGGGTATATGGAACGAGCAAATCAAAAATAATATTATCGCTAATAATGGAAGTGTACAACATATTGAGGGTTTATCTGTTGATATTAAAAATAAATACAAAACAGTATGGGAGATTTCTATGAAAAAGTTAATTGATATGAGTGCTGATAGAGGTGCTTTCATATGCCAGAGTCAGAGTCTAAATCTTTGGTTAGAAGACCCTAATTATAATAGTCTTACATCGATGCACTTCTATTCTTGGTCCAAAGGATTGAAAACGGGTATTTACTATATGCGTAGGAAAGCTAGACATCAAGCACAACAATTTACAATTGAGCCAACTAATCGTCCTGATACTATTGTTCAGAGTGAGGGTTGTGAAATGTGTGGTTCTTAAATGTTTGGAAATGTGTGGTTCTTAAATGTTTGGAAATGTGCGAAGGTGTATACACCGTAATAATATAATATTTTTTTATTATATTATGTTCTAAACTGTTTTGACGCTACGAGTCATGACTATATCAATACGTTCAAACGGCATAAAGATTAAATAATTATTTTATAAAATGCCTAATTTGAAAATTATTTTGCTAGGTGATATGAATGTTGGAAAAACGTCTTTTATACGTAGATATTTGAATCTAAATGTTCATAAAAACCAAAAAAGCACAGTTGGTGCTGCTATGTTTACCAAATGCATTGAATATAATAACAATATTGTATATCTTAATATTTGGGATACTGCTGGACAAGAGCGTTACTCGTCTCTTAATACACTTTATTATAGGTCGTCTAACATTGCCATTGTTATGTACGACATAACTAACCCGCAATCTTTTATTACAGCAAAGGATTATTTAATTAGTCTTGAAAACAAGGGACCTGAGAATATCATAGTTGGACTTATTGGAAATAAAAATGATGTTGTTATTACTGATAATTCCAAACGAGCTATTCCATTCTCAGTTGGAAAAGAATTGGCAGATACGCATTGTATTTTTTTTGCTGAAACTAATTCATTTAATCATAATGATGCTGTATCTGTATTTGGTAGTCTTTTAGATTTAGTGCCAAATGATATTATTTATTCTTACACTGGTGACGCTGAGTTACTTTTAGATAAAATGATTGACAATAACCATATTATACAAAAAAGTGGTTCGTGTGTTCATTATTGTTGTATATCATAAATCGACGTAATACGAGAATGTTTACTAGGTTTTTTACATCTTTCTATATTTCAAATGCCGATTACAAAATTAATACAAAGACAAATTAATAATATCAATAATCAACGAAAATTGAATATGTTTTATTTAATAAAATAAAACATAAGATACGAAAAAATAGAATAAGATGAATTCACTACCAGAAGATATGATATACGAAATCGGTAGATTTCTTTCGGTTAATGATTTCAAATCTTTGTTATCAACCTCAACAAAAATGAAATATTCCAAATATAAATATCAATATTTAAAGTTAAATAATGAAAGTTCAAAGCTATTCGCATTGAATAATGAAGATGGTGAATTATTTCGCGGTGAAGTATTATTACAAATAGCAAATCCAAATAAACAATTATCATTGAATTTATTCAATGATAACGAAATAACGGACGTTTCTATGCTTGGAAGAGTTCATACTTTGGATTTAGGTTTATGTGGTGGAATAAGCGATGTATCAATGTTAGGAAACGTACATACTTTGAATTTATATCGTTCATCTGCAATAACAGATGTATCAATGTTAGGAAATGTCCATATTTTGAATCTATCCTGGTGTAATATGATAACTGATGTATCGATGCTTGGTAACGTTCATACTTTAAATCTATCTTGGTGTAAATACATAACAGATGTATCAATGCTTGGAAACGTTCATACTTTGAATTTAGCGTGTTGTAATGGAATAACAGATGTATCAATGCTCGGAAACGTTCGTATTTTGATTTTATCAGACTGTAAAGGAATAACAGATGTATCAATGCTTGGAAATGTTCATAGTTTGGATTTATCTTGGTGTCAACAACTAAAAGACCTGGCTGAGTTGGGAAACGTATATAATTTGAATTTATCTTGGTGTCAACAAATAAAAGACGTATCAATGCTTAGTAATGTACATAATTTGAATTTAACTTATTGTGATAGAATAACTGATGTATCAATGCTCGGAAACGTCCATAATTTGAATTTAACTTATTGTAGTGGAATAATAGATGTATCAATGCTTGGAAATGTAAACACTTTGAAATTACGATTTTGTAAACAAATAACAGATGTATCAGCACTGGGAAACGTTCATGCTTTGGATTTGTCACATTGTTCAGGAGTAACTGACATATCAATGCTTGGAAACGTACATACTTTGAACTTAAATTGTTGTCTAAGAATAACAGATGTATCAATGCTTGGGAAAGTCCGTAAATTAAGAATGTGTTATTGCACAGGAATAACAGATGTATCAATGCTGAGAAACTCGTATACATTGTAGAAAACACACGTGATGTATTAGTGTAAATATAGAACAAAACTGGTTTATTTATAGTATTCAATGTATTATTACTATAAAAACAAAAAAAACCTGATTTGGATTCTCTTTTGATTTTTTTACGAAGTTGTAAAAAATGGACATTTATAAATGTCCAAATTTCAGATTTTTTACGGATTTATAAGAATTACTTTTTCGACCACTTTTTTTGAAAAGTGAATTAAAGCATAATGCAGTAAATCGCGTTTTTATTTATAATTTTTGTTAGCATAAGTTTTTTTGAATTTTTGTTCGTTAAAATTCTTGTTTTATAATGTTTCCATTATTTAGAAACAAATGGAAGCGAAAAAAACAAGAAAAAACAAGAAACAGTATTATTGTGAAAAATGTAACTTCAAATGCTCGTTTGGTAGTGAGTATGATAGACACATATTAACTGCAAAACACCTATTGGAAACAAATGGAAACACAATTAACAATAAAAACAAGCAAATATATCTGTGTTTCTGTGGCAAAAAATACTCATCTAGATCCGGTTTATGGAAACACGAAAAAACCTGCTCGTTTATTAATAAAACTGAGGAAGAAACTATTACAAAGTGTGACAATGAAGACCATTCTAATGATAACTCCACCATTTTAGAATTGATTTCACAAAATAAAGAATTGATGAATTTACTTGTTGTTCAAAATAAAGAACATCAGAAAGTAATTATGGAGTTAGTTCCTAGAATTGGTAATACTACTAATAATAACAATCACCTCAATTTACATGTATTTTTAAACGAAGATTGTAAAGATGCTATCAACTTTTCTGAATTCGTAAAACAAATACAAGTTTCTTTAACCGATTTAGAGAACCAAGTAGAAAATGGGTATATTAAAGGTATTACCAAGCTTTTCATTGAGAATTTACAAGGATTAGGAATGAATAAACGACCGATTCATTGTACTGATAAAAAACGTAAGACAATATATATTAAAGAAAATGGTGAATGGGATAAAGAAGGTTCTCAAGATGTGTTAAAAAAAGGAATTCAAGAAGTAACAAGGAGAACCTTCGAAAGATTGGTAAA